ATCTACAATCATTATCCAGAATATCCATGCCAAACAAGCAATAGTTTTTCCAAAGAATATCATTGCAACGCCCGATAAATGTATTGTAATTCTGCATCAGGTATTGGAGTAGTCATGGTATAATATCGTTGATGTCCAACAGACATGAAGGATTTAACATCAGAGAAACTTGGATACTTAGTAAGTAAGTTGTGGAGTAGATAATCTGGTGCCATATGGCATGATGCACATTGGTGATCCTTCGTAAATACTCTAGTTGATTTTTTGTATCGTTCTGATTGAACTAGAATAGAATTGAGATCCTTTTCCATATATGTAACTTTTTCATCTATATCTGGTATAACCATAAAGATTAAGTATATTAGAAGGGCAATAATAACATAGATAAATGATTTACTCGCAACTATTTGATCTTTTTCTGCAAGTTCCAGCTGTACGACATCTTCAATCTTTTTGTCTAGTTCTTCAATATCATGCTGTAGTATTTTTTGGTCTTTTCCGTTTGCAACGGGTTTTTCTTTTTCAGCCATAATTACCTCACTTCTTTCCTGCTTCGTTTAACTTTTTGGTGATTTGAACTTGAAACCATTTGAGAACAATTGGTATGCTCACATTGGAAGTCAATCCAAAAAGATAACCGATGGGATAACGGTAACTTTCATAGGCCGCGAGTTGTGGAACGTTTGTAAATACAATGGAAATCAACAAATATCCAGTTGATGACATTCCCATATTAATTACTAAATCAAGTAAAATCAACCATCCATGACCGCTATACTTATCCTTATTATCCTGTCTGTAATTAAACAGAAATATCCAAAATGATGAAAATAATACTAATCCAAGCATCATCATTTCAGAAGTATTAAATAAATCAATCATAAAGCATCACTTTTCCTTATCTTTAGTTTGTTTTAAAAGTTTTTGAAGATCTGCGGTGCTTCCAACAAATAAAGCATTTGTTACATGTTGTGGAGACTTCCCCTGGCCGTCTTCATTCATAGATTGCATTGTTTTATGCAAGCCAATAAGTTCTTTATTTGCATTAGTTAACTTATCTATTAATTGGCCTACTACTTCATATGCTCTGGGATGTTCTGTCTCCCTAGCGATCTCCATTAAACCGTCCATGGCATCAGAACCCCTTTCTATAATATTATAAAGATTCTCTCGCGAATATTGAAAATCTGTATCTGAATCATCTTTAGCACTTTTTTGAGGTATAACTTTTGCAACCGGTAATTTTTCTACCGTTGGAGTTATTTCAAAAACTTCGTTTAATTTGTCATCTACGTTTTTTGTTGATAATGGCTTATCAATTGGTTCACGATCTTTCATCATCTACCTTTATAAGTTTTTATTACCGAGCGCTTGTACATCTAAACTTGGAGAACGCTCGTCCAATCCTGTAACAGGATCAAATTCTATTCCTTCAGCAAAAAAGTCTCTTGTTTCAGTTACATCATAATCGGCAGAAGTGGGGTCCGCATCTCCCACTGTTTGGATTATTCGAGATTTTACTAATGATCTATTTCTATCCCCTCTTGTTGATTCTGAAAGAAATTTAGATCCATCTTCATTTATAAAATAACTTCTTTGTGCTCCAAAAACATTATCAGATTCTAATACGATATATTCTGGTTCAGATAGTGCTACCGCCGCATGAGGTATTACATGAAAATTTATAATAGACGTTCTAATAAGTTTAGTTGATTCATTATCACTTCCGTCACCAAATCCTTTTCCTTTAATATTTGGATACAGAAATCCTTTAAGAGTAAAATCTAAAGTCCATATTAAAGCTCTTCGAGATAAAAAATCACCTTCATATGAATCTTCAACATTAACACCGCCTAAAACAATTGGTAAATCTATTTTTATACCCATTGTTGGAAGAGCATGAATTGTAACGGTAAAATCTGGTTGAAAAAATGGTAAAATTTGTTCTATAATTTGTGTACCGTCATCAGCATTTTTTACATAAACAGCTAAAGCAAATGCAAAATCATATGGTACTGGACTTTTAACTACCCCAGTTTCTCCTTTATGTTTACTCGTCCTATTATGGAGGGGATGCAACATTCTCTCGGGACTATATGACATTGAGGTCATATCGAAACCCATCCTCGGCAATTGCATCCCCACTTTTTTATCTAGATTTGCATCGCCGGAAATCCTTGTCAAAAATTTCTGTTTGGGTCCATAGGCTAAAGGTACTTTTATTGTCTCTGTTACATTGCCAGAACTGTTTCTTCTTTGAATATTAATGTCATTAAAAAGTGTTCCGAACACAGCTACATATTTTCTTACCAAGCCATGATACCAATATTGTCCTATCATTAAAATGATCCTTCACTAAATGGATTTCCTTCGGTAAAATCAATAATTCCATTCGCTGTTGTTTGAATTACTTCGTTCTTTGCTTGATCATTAGTTTGAGCAAATTCTTTTATTAGACTGCTCATTGTCGCTGTTACACCAGATGTTTGACCCGTTATAGTTTCACCGTTTGTAAATGATCCTACTATGTTTGTAACCTTTATAATATAATTATCATCTTGTATTGATAATTTTAATACTTTAGCTGTCGCACCTGATTGAGCTCCAATTATAAATTCCTCCGAAGTAAATGTTCCCGAAGCGGAAGTATAAAAATAATCTACTGAATATGCGTTTTCAACTTCCACAGCATCTATTGCTTCGATACCTGTATCAATATCTTCACTACTATATTCAAAGAATTCACAAGATAAATCATAAACGGGTAATTTACCTAGTTGATAAAAAATTGCCTGATGTTCAACAAATTGTATTTCAAACAGTTTCTGGGCCAAACCAAACCAAATTAAATCACCTTCAAGAGGTCTTGCTGTAAGGCCCAATCCTTTCCAGGTACGCTGTGCAATAGAAAAGGTAATTTGTTCTCTAATTTCTAATCCAAATCTACCAACAAAAGCTCCTTCACCCTCAAAACCATCAGTAGTTTTAATATACATTTCTATTGGATATGCTGATTCAAAAGATGATGTAGGATCTTCTCCAAAAATATTATCTACATTATTTTGAGTTCTTGGTAGATAAGTATTCTCATGTCCAAAAGCTTGTATAGATTCAACTACTAAATCTTCTAGAAGATTTTGTTCATTCGGATTATATTTTTGGAAATAATTACTTACTGGCATCGTCAGCCTTTTCGTCCGTCACTCTAACTCTTAGAATCGATTTTCCATTAATGGTAATATCACCCTTTTCATTTTTACCAATTTCTTTTACTTCTATTCTTCTATTTTTAAATTTACCACCAAGAACAATATCTCCAACCTCTATAGGTAATTTAATTTCTTCTTCTATAAATTCTCGAAATGACTTCATATCATCCTGTCATAAAGTCATCAGGCAATTGATATTTTGTAAAGATTTCATCATCCAACATTTGCAATTCTGTTGTTGCATCATCAAAAATTTGCCTGCCATTTAAAGTAGTGCCGCCGGGTAATTGTAAGCCTTCGAATTTTAATAAATTAGATCCCCATTGTCTTTTAAATAAAGATGTTGTGTATTTTTTTAGCCATAAGTCATTATAAGCATCTGTATTGGATTCTGGATCTAATCTTCTATAAGTTTCAAACATCAAAAATTTTCCAACCTTTAATTCTCTCTCCCATTCAATATCGAGAAATAATTTATTTGTATGTCTATTAAATCTAAATGAAGGAGCTTGGTTAAAAAGATTTTCTATTAAATCCAAATGCTGCATTGCTATAGTATATCCTGAAAGCTGCTGCTTACTTAAATCAAACATATCATTTAGTCTTAATTGGTATCTTACATCGAACATACCAATACTTCCAGTTGTTGAATCTATAGGAAATACTTTAATAATGCTAATAGTTTCATCTCCAACAGTAAGATACTTATTAGTAATATCTTCTTCAGTAATTACGTGTTTTAAATATATTTTTTCGGAACCATCATAATGATAATCATTATAGAGTTGAATAGATTCATCAATTCTATCTTCTAATTGATCATCGTCTACGTTGATTTCAATGACCGGATGGCCTAAGGTTCTAAGACAATATTCTTTAAGTTGTTGCCGTGTTTGGGGTTTTGCCATAATGAGATTCCTACATATAGATTGCTTTTATATAATGTATTTATCTCCATACAGGTCCTGACACCCAGGACACTAGCGAATATCTAGTACCTTTAGTAATTGGGGTAACTTGGTGTTGTGTGAAGCTGGGAAATATTAATGCGTCTCCAAACTCTAAACGCATTGTTCGAGGGTCCTTTTGATTATTTAGAAGTAATTGTAAATCTCCTCCTTTATAAGATCCCGCATTTAGTGATATAGTTATACTTAATTTTCTTACATTTTGATGTTTTTTATAGGTTGATGTAAAATCATCATCGGCATGCCACGAATAAAAATCTCCTTTTTGATATTTTGTATATTGGACATTAATGGATGAATAATCTAAATCAAATCGATATTTTTTATTTTCTTCTATATAAATTTCTTTTAATTTATAAATTATTACTTTTTGAAAATCTGTTAAATCTGTTTTCCAAATATCCCATAAAAAAACTTCAGATTTTCTAGCTTCGGAGTTATTATTTACAGTTTCTCCGGGTTTTGTTCTATCATCTAATTTATTAATAATATCTTCAGCATTTATTTTAAACCATTTTGAAGGAATTCTAATATATGACGGAGATCTAACAATTGGATAATTAGAATGGTTGGGAGTTTTTGACACCGGTAGGCCCTATTGCGATATTATCTTTAATTTCTGGTCTGACTTTCATTGTTGTAATTTCTTCTTTATTTTTTTTCCACCACTCAGAACTATTTTGAGAATCATCTTCGCTTATAAAACATCCATCGCTCCAAGAATGAAGATTAAAATCTTCCTCTAAAAGCATATCAGACATTGGATTACTATGAATTACAAACGCAAGAGTACATCGGAGATCTTCAGTTCCTGCAGTATGCCAAGTATATCCGGTATGATTTATTACTTTATGACCGAACCAATCAAATGATTTTACATTCCAACCAACTTGATCTGATATATCATAATTTAATGACGCTTTTCCTGGAACATCTCTTTTATATCTAAAAATTCCCTTACCTGTTTTGGACCAAGTAAATATTAAATTTCTTCCGGGAACATCAGCATTGTGATGCCATGCCAAAAAACCTCCTGGGGGATATATAGAACTTAAAGCCTGTTTCCGTGCCCCTATTCTTTTACCTAAATCTGCACATAATTTAACAACTTCTATATGTCTATTTCTTGTTTCTAAATCTAATAATAAATCATATATTTTTTGATGCCATGGTGGTCCAGGTCTAATTGACTTTTTATATTCTATTAAATAATCTTCACAAATAGCCTCTTTCCAACTAGGTTTATTTTCTCTTCTATGTTCTATCCTTATTTTATTTTCATCTAAATTGTCAAGATACTCTCCTAATTTTTGAAGAATACTTAATATTTCATCATCATTACAATATTTTGAAATGTGTTCTATATGATTCATATTCTTCCGTTTAGATATTGACTTTTAAATAGTAAGCAAGAATAATCATGGAATACTATTTCATCTCTACCTACACCTTCTTTTTCTGGATCATACCCAATTATCCAATTCCATTTCGCATCTTCACCAGTATTCCAATCATCTGTTTCGGGAGTACATGGAGGATCTCCTCCAAATACCCAATGCCATTTTATATCTGGACGATACCATGGATCATCCTGTCTTATAACTCCCAGCATTAGATGTAAAGGGAACTGGTCCCATCCTCGGGTTTCCCAATAAGGATATTTACCATCCCATCTTGAATCCCAATCATGTTGCCTTTTCCATGACCAATTTTCCCACCATTGTTGCATAAAAGAAATCATCCTTTCGGACTTTCTATATAAACACATTCCGCCATGAGGAACTTTTAAATTTTTCTTATCCCACCATGTTTGTGCAGCAGCATATGTTCTGATTTTAGTCCACGCCATATCATATCCATCCCTTATTCCATTAAATACTTCTGCAGCCTTAGGATTAATACATACCATATCAGAATCAAGATAGCATGTTAGATCAAAGGGAGAATGTTGTAGGGCTAATAATTTGGCTCTATTGGAGGGAGGCATGCCTCCGTGAACCTCATCGAATATATGATTGCCTGGATCTGATATCCATTTATTTTCGGTATATAAAACTACGGGGTGGTTTGGAGCAAATTCTTTTAAACTATCTGCTAATTGTTGCGCGGCGGTGAGGTATGGTTTAAAATTGGTTGCACATAATAAAAATCCTTCATCACTTCTCATCCCCAATTTCCTTATCTGCTGAATTTTCAATTGTTGTTGTATTAGACGAAGGTTCTTCATCTAAAAGTCCTTCCGGACGTAGAGTTATTCTAATTATAGATAAAGTTATAAGAGATGCAACGAGCGCGGAAATTTCTGTTAATGATTTAGATTTTCTAATTCGAGATCTTAATTCTCTGTTTTCACTATCCCTAACTTCTGGAATTTCAAAAGCTTCTAATTTTGCTCGAAATAAAGTTTCTAACTCATCTGCAGCGTTCCTTCTTTCAGTTTTCTGTTTTTCTACTTTTGCTACCTGTTCTTTTGGAACCCTAAAACCCCTACCCTTATTTTGTATTTCGCGTTGAAGTCTGCTGGCTTCAGAAAATTGATCAACTTGTTCCGGGGTAAATTTAATAAAAAAATCTTTCCATTTGCGGGAATCTTTTAGCGCTTGTCCGGAATATCTAGATTTATCTTCTCTTTCGTAAAGGATAGAAAGTTCTTTTTTCTCTGGCGAGCGCCAAAGTGCTTCGATCATTGTATCGTGTGTCCACTCTACTTTTTCTACGACAGATTCTACTGGCAGAGACGCGACATCTTCTATCGGCGCCGTATTGGCTTTTAAGACTTTAATTTCTTTCGCCATTTTTTCCTTTCATAATATTGTATTATATATATATTTATCCTATTCTTTTCCAAAGAGAATAAGTATCTGTATCTAGAGCACTAAAAATTGTGGCACCCGTATATTGATTACTATAGAATCCGGAAAATCCCGAAGAATATATTCCTACATAGTTAGAAGAATAAATTCCTGTAAAGCCCTGAGAATAAATTCCAGAATATGTAGGCCCCTCTGAAGAAGCTTGAGGGTTGGGAGATTCTCCTCCAGACCCATACGTAAAAGTATATCCGCCTTGGAATCCTTGAGAATAGATGCCTTCATATGCTGCGGAGTAGATGCCTTCAAACCCTGCAGAATAAATGCCCTCATATCCTTGAGAGTATATTGTATCAACCCATTGTGTTAATCTATCATAGCAAAGTCCACAGGCTAGCCATGTACCTGTTCCAGGCGCGGAAGATCCGGCTATAAATGAATAAGTACCTACTGTTTTTGAAAGAACATCTCTTAATAAACGTTTAATCCAATATAAATGCATTCCTGCATCAAGATCGGTATCTGTTAAAGTTGAGGAAACACCAGCAACTCCATGCGTTGTTTCTTTTATACTAGAAGTAGTATCTTGATATAAAGGTTTATAAATTTCTTCATCTGTTGCGGCCCGCGGATAACTTCCAACGGCAATATAATCAGCATTAGCCCCAGACCAATGAGTGACAGAATTTGCAGCTCTTGCCTCTGTATTAGCATTTGATAATAATCTACTACCACTCCACCCTCTTGCTATGCCAGATTCTTTTCTATAGAGATTATAAGTAGTATTTGCCGCACCAGAAGATACTATAACTGTATCTTCATAAAATGTTTCGCCATGCCAAGAACCAGTATCACTATCACCCGGCGATGTTCCAATATGATAAGAACCTACTGTATTAGCTGCACTAATATAATATTGAACACATCTTTCGGCTACAGAATCTGCACTATCTTCCATTTCTGATTCAGTCATAACCTGAACATTTCCAGAGCCGCTCGATTTAATAAAATTAACAACACTATCTGTATCATCAACATGCGATTCATTAAAACTGGTTCCATTATATGGATCAGTTCCAGCATTATATTCTAATAACGTACTGGTTATAGTTACATTATTCGCAACTGGGTGATCTCCTACAACGTCCGGGCTTCTATATTTTTCACCAATATTTCCAGCTGAATCGAAACCAGCTGTATTAGTAGTTCCAGCCAGCGGTCGAAGATGACCTTTCCAGAAGTCATTGCCTGCCGTACCTTTAGTAAATCCTCCCCATCTTTCAAAAATAGGAACAACACATGAATCATCGATTTGGTCCAAGGTCATTTCCTGTACGCCCCAACCTTCTACCTTTTCAAAAACAACTCCAACGCTAGTTTGCCCGGTTGCGTTTGATCCGGAAGCATTTAAATAACTATAAAATTCAGCAGTATCATCTTCTAATGTTAATTCCGCAGCTGCGCCCGTTCCAGAAACAGATTCAACTTTAATCCACTGCCCGACTGATAGCATTCCATATTGTTGATATCTTATTACTAAGTAATCCCCTGCTGCAAATACATCATCATATGTACCTGATGGAGATATTGTTATAGTTGTTATTTTTCCAATATTTGCAGAAGCACCGGATCCAGTTTCTGTTACGGATCCAATATATAAATTACCGGATGTACTAGATCCGAGTCCGGTGTTTGCTCCAAATGGTAATATTCGACAAGGTGCACTCATTAGGCTGTCCTTTTCCAAAAAGTATAATCGCCTGCATCTAAAGAAGCTAACACTGTTTTTCCTGTATATTGATTACTATAAAAACCTGAATATTGGCCTGAATATATTCCTACATACATTTGAGAATAATACCCTTCAAATCCGGAGGAATAAAAACCTTCAAAACCGGTTGAATATATTCCTTGAAATCCCATTGAATAAATTCCTTCAAATTGATTGGAATAAAAACCAGCGTATTGATTAGAATATTGTCCGGAATATGTGCCTGAATAAATTCCAGAATATACTCCGGAATATATATGCATATATGTAGGCCCTTCTGAACTCGTCTGTGGATTGGGAACTTCACTTCCAGACCCATACGTTTGCGTAAAGCCTGTTTCATATCCACCCATATAGGGCCCTTGATATCCGCCAGCATATCCGCCGGAATATCCTTGTGAATAGAACCCCTCATAACCACGCGAAAAAAGACCTATAAATTGTCCAGAATATATACCTGTAAACTGTCCGGAATATATACCTGTAAACTGTCCTGAATATAATCCTAAATATTGCCCCGAATATATTCCTTCATACATTTGAGAATATATTCCTTCATATCCTTGAGAATATATTACATCGGCTGTATCTGTTAAATAATCTGTATATGCGCCGGCTTGAACCCATGTTCCGATAGCCGGAGCTGAGACGCCAGTTACTAATTCATAATAACCTATATCTTCCCCAACACCACTATTCATTAAATAGTTTCTCCACTCCGCTGCTAATGATTTAATATCTGCATCGGACATTTCCTGGACGCCGTCGTTACCTGACCTATTATAAACTGGTCGGCTTCCGGAAGTTGTATTGGGGGCTGTTTTTCTCCATAACCTATAAACAATAGCACTATCGTCTCCTACCTGTCTATAAGTTTCTGTTAAAGCATCACCGGCATAAATCCATGTATCTGCATCAGGCGCAGCAGTTCCAAAATAATAACCTCCTACAGGATATAAAGTGGTTTTCCAATAATTAGAAACTCTAGCTAGAATAGTAGCTGTTAAATCAGCAGTAGACATTTGCTGAAGTTTATTACCTGAAGAAATATATTTTGTTGGATATACTACGCTGGCTGTACTAGAGATATTAGTTTGTTCTTGAAATAATGACCATGTTGTGGTGGTAAAATTTGCTGCAGAAATTGGATGGTCACCTACATCATCGTTTCTAAATCTATTATCAAAAGAACCGATGTTACCATCATTATTGGCATATGCGGTACAATTTCCTCTTACATTATAAACATTATTAGATGCAAACTCTTGCAAAACAAGAGGTACTATCATACTGTCTATTTCTGTGGCGGTCATTTCTTGAAGATCCGCCCCAGAATTGTAAACTTTTAATGGTGATGCCATTTGTTTTCATCGTTTTTAATTAGGGTCCGAGTCTTGTTCCGGCGGAGTTGTAAATTCCAAATGCTACCCAAGAACTTGTTCCAGCAGCATCTGCACTCTTCAAAAAATAGTTAGTAGCGGCGGTTGCACCTGCAGTAGTTTTAAATGCACCTGAATGAGTAAGAGCTCCATCGTGAACAACATCTGCATCTATATCTAAATCTCCATCAAAATCTGAAGTGCCTGTTACTTGAAAAGCTCCATTGACTTTTCCTCCATCCGATATTAACCAGGCGCTAAGAGAACTTTCGTATGTAAGTTGATGTTTGGTTGTAGCTGGTAAAACTAATCCACCACCACTTGCTTGTGCATCTGTATGACACTTGGCCCAGTCAAATGTGCCGGTCCCTGAATAGCCTGTTAATGTAAATGTTGTAACCGTTGGTACTGTAGCGACTACATAAATTGCTTCATCTGTTAATCCGGATGTTCCGGCGCGAGCAATAAAAACTTTATCCGCAGCAGCTAATCCGTGATTTTCAGTAGCATTATTTCTTTGCGAAGTAATGGTACCGGAAGAGGCATCACTGTCACTATAAACGTTCCCGGCTAAACCTATAATAAAAGTTTTATCTTCAGTAACTGAAACTGTTGTATCATTATAAGTTCTGGTTCCTTGAACGACTAAATTACCGGTAATAATAACGGTATTAGAATCGATAGTAGTATCTGGTGTGTGTATATGAAGCCAACTAGAAGGAGAAACATTACACCATTCAGCTGTCTCATAAAGATAAGTATTTCCTCTTAAATTAACCCTATTTGCGAAATTTGTAGTTCCACCGACATTTACGGTGCCCTGGACCTGAAGTTGCGCATCACCAAGTGTAGAACCCGTTCCAATAGCTAGGTTACCTGAAGTACCTAGATTCATTCGTTCGGTAGATTCAGTTATAGAGTTCCCGGTAAAAAATCTAATTATATCTTCATCGCTTGCATTATCTGTAGTGATTTTTGTGTCGGCATCTTGGTCTGCTGGAGAAGCTAAAGGATAAAAATGAGTTCCGGTATTTCCTTCAAATCTACCTAATGTTGTATTCCATCTAATTGAACCAGTCCCACCTGCTCTTTCCGCACTTGTTCCTACTGGTATGTGTAATGAAGCAGATGAATTTGATCCCGCAATGCCGCTTACATGAGCAGTTGCCCAGCGCCAAGTACTATTACCAAAATTTCTAGCATCATCGGTATAAGGATTTAAATCGGCATCTACTCTTGCGGTAATGGTGACTGTATCACTTGCCGTGTCGCCAATATCTGTATTTCCCTTAAGACTTGTATCTGTGTCTACAGTTAAATTTGTGTTTATGGTAACACTACCGCCAATAACCGCCGATTCCAAAATTCCAATACCACCGTTTGAAGTTATCGCGCCCGTCGTAGTTGTTGTTGCATTACTAGTATTAGAGATGTGTAATTCATCTTTACCACCCGGAGTTTGGGTGTACATCAATAGTTGATTAGTACGAGTTCTCCATAAATCAAACGTATCTGATAAAGCTACGTTAGCTGCCATTGTTATCCTTTTCTAAAACTTTATATATTAATTTTTCAATTTTGTCCACAGTAGACTTTAATTGTTGGAGCTGATCATGATGTTCGGCTTGAGTTGCTCGGCTTTCATCTACCTCTGCTTGGCGCTTGGTTGCGGCCATGCGTTCTCTTCTATGTCTATTTAGAGCATCTTTATCAGTGCTTAATAGAGCTTTGGAATGCATATCTCTAACAAATCTTGGATCTTCTGTTTGTATTTTACTCATCTAATGCTATTGCTCTTAAATCTTTCACTCTCGGTACATCTAATGTACTAGATGAAAGTAAACATAATTTTATTGCGAAAGTTTTAAACTTCTTATAGTTCGTTCCATTAGCATCTACATAATCAATTGAATCGCCAGGAGATCTATATAAAAATTCTTTATAATCATCCTCATTTAATGAATTAACAGAAGTCGCAGTTTCTTGTTGTAATTGTATATACCCTCTATCATCAAATGATTCTGTATCGTCAGGACTCAATACCTTTGCATATACGTGTATTGTAGCACTTTCGGGTTTATAGGCATTAACTATAACTTTTAAATCTTCGGCTTCAAACCCGTCTTCAAGATTAACCTTTCTTGTTATATATTTAGCATTGATTGGGCCACCTTGGCTATCTAATTCACTGCTTACAACTATTTTACAAAGATTAGTTCCTGTATGTGCAGCATCTGTTACAGTTACTATCGGAGTTGCTGTATAACCGGAACCGCCTTCTGTTATAATTCCTGCGGTAATCTCACCATTTACAATTGTTAAATCTATCGTCGCGCCTGTTCCATTTCCTCCATCTACTGTTGCAACTGCTGAAGATGTATAATTAGATCCAGCATTAATTACGTATACTTGAGAATTTGCAATTGCCGCATTATCTACATCATTTTCAGTAGTTATTAAGTTAAATCTTGTAATATCAATTACTGGCGAAACAAATTTTGAAGTTGATCTAATCGCAACACGAGTACTAAATGAATTAGCTGTATTATACTGCATCATCATACGTTCTGTAGGATAAACATTTTTATCTCTTTCACCTTGAACATAATCAGTTGTGATATAACTTCCGGCTGTATTCGAAGTCTTATAAGAAAAAGCAACTGATGAACTATCAAATTGCATTATTGATGTATTAAGTTTATATACATCGGCAAATACATTAGAAGTCGCGGCTGATTGACTTGAAGAATTAGACATCAAGATTATGTTACCTTCATTTATTGTTGTAAAATGGCATCTCTTGATTCTCATCATTAAAGATTCACCTGGAGATTTATTTACAGCGCCCGCATTGGTGGGCAAATATAATTCTTCCACGTTCGGTTGTTTAGGTATTCTAAAATTAGGACTAATAGCTGCCGTACTTAAAGGGTTTAGACCCTGTATAGCTGTCCATAATTGATATTCACTGCTATTAGAAATAATTACTAATGCATATTCATCACCGGTTAAATAAACAGGAGCGGGAAATACAAATGTAGTAGAATGAGATGTATTTGATGCCTCCGGTGGATTGACAGTAGTATTAATTGAATCTGGCTTTAAAGATGCCTCAGCAAATGGTAGAATTGTTCCGCAACTTGGTAATCCATTAACTAGAGGCCTAATTTGAACAGTAACGGGCAATTGAGGTGTAGAACTATTAGCGGTTGCTTTTTGTCTAAAAAATAAATCAACCTCTTTAACAAAAACACCTTCTACATAATTACTCTTATTAACAATAAATGTTTGTGTCAGTGGATCCATCCAACCCAGAGATCCCTCGACTCTACTAGTAGCACTTGTTATAACATTTTCATTAGTGACATCTTCTCTTCGTGAAGTGGATGGTCTTACTGAAAGCGAAGTAGCTTCCCTACCATCTATTAATCCTCTCACATGAAAAGTACATTCGGCGGCCATAGTAGAATCCGCAACCTTATCATTTACCTCATCAGTAACTCTTAATAATCTTTCCCCGGTTTTATGCGCGGTTTTAGGTAAGCTAAGAACTCCAGCAAAATCTCCTGCTAAATTAGTTGCCATATAAGAAGCCTGTCCTTTTGTTGGAACAGTTCTATTGGAAATAACAGCAGAAATTCCACTATTGGAAGATAAAATAGTTGTTGAACTTGGACTAAATGATTGATCTATATCAGCATTATCACCATTTTGATCATGTGCTTTAATTACTTTAATGTAACCAGTTGCAGTTCCACCCGCAGTAGTTTTTTCTGGCATAATTACCTGACACACATTAGCACCTTCAGAAAGAGTTTCTCCCTGAATTAAGTGCTTAGTAGTAGTCACGCCATTAAGAACAACAAAAGGCATTGGATATACATTAGCTGTAACATTCGTGCCGTCAAAAAATATTGCTACATTTGTTGCTGGCTTCATTCCTTTAGCAACAAAATAAATTCTATCGTCGTCGGGAGCAAATTGAGATTTAAGTAAATGTGGTTTCATCCAAAAAGTCATAGAAATATCCGCGACTTTATTACCTAAACTTCTTTTAATTGAATCTGGAATGTTCTTTGAAGTAATACCTCTTCTAGTTTGGCCTTGAGAAATTAGAGTTGCTTTTCTTATTCCTCCTGAGGTTGCCCCAGCATCTTTTACACTTATTTCTGGTTCTGGGTTAATTTGCTCGCCAGTCCAAATTTTTGTCCAATCATCCCATTGAGATCCGTGCCCACCACTTACAGCTCCGAATTGCCAATTATCATTAACCCCTTCTAAATTAACTAACACTTCTGGCCTTATGGTGGAATCATACCATAAATCAGAATCTGGAAATGTTTTTATACCTCCAGAAAATTGAGCTAACGCATAAGGATTAATTGCTTTATAAGAACTAGCTAATGGTTGATTAACTAAATTAGCTGTTGTAAATGGTAAAGTAGCTAATTCCGGGCCCGGTAAATGATATGAAATATTATTACTAGTTCCTTTTGATAGTTGAAAACCATAAGCATCTGATTTAAACGGAGGTCTTAATTCATTTTTTTCTATGTCTATGGAACATAAATAATCTTTATTTATTACGTCGCCTATAGAATGTCCTTTGAATCCATCTACAAGAATACCATTCTTAAATCTATCGCCAGCTGGATTAAAAAGAGAATCTTTTGTTGATCCGCCCGATATTGATGTTGCAGCGGCCTCTTTTTCGAGCATTGATAATGCTGTATAATACTCAAGATTTTCAATTCTTTTTTCTAACTTGCCAATATCTCTCATTGTATATCGTCTATTATCAATATACTTAGTTTTAATATCATCTGTACTAAAAGTATAAGGAGGAATAGTTAGAGTATATAATGTTATAGAATCATCATCATCTGGCGGAGTAATTGGATCTCGGGCTGCTACACCTTTAAGAACTCTAAAAACCCTATCTTTAGATAAAATTAGTTTATCTTTTCGACCCAAATAATAATTTGTATTAAATTGTAATGTATATTCGGGATCTGGAGTACCGCCGGCTGCTCCTAATTGAGATGATGGAAAAGCAGCATTATTAGATGTAATATCATTTGTTGTATTAGAACCTTTATCATTATTTGCAGAATATCGTGAAGGTCTAAAATCTATACTGTCTCTTAATTGAATTTCTTCGCCTGTTGTAGGGCTTGTAAATGATGGAATTTTTTCAAAATTAAGCCCTGATCTCTTTAGACCATCTAAATCATAATGATAACCAGTGTTAGCACCCACATCAGCATACGATTGAACTGAAAAGTATCCTGCTAGAGCATCTTGTATAGGTGGTTCTAGAGCGGGGTTACTAAAATGGTCAACAATTACTAACAATTGGCCTTTCGGAGCCGGAGCACCAGGTTTTAAAACAATACCTGCATGATCATAAAAATTGTCTCTTTGACCATTATCTAATTCATAATTTGATGTAACATCTACCGCAGTTGTTGATGTTGTATTTTTAAGAGCCGTTAAATGTGTTGAACTAACAGGTTCTGCTTTATCTCCAGAATCAATAACATATACTAAATTAAATACATCAGAAATCATTAAGTTATCTTTTTTACCAACCTGTTTATTAGGTAATATAAAATGAACTTGTCCTTTTGATATATCTGAATCAGATGACAAATTTGTAGTATTTCCAATTGTTAAAGTTTTAGATCTTGGAGTTGCATTTGCTGTTCTAATAGTTGAAATAATTTCAACTTGATATGCACCATTTTTTGAATTTAAATTTAAAGTAGTTTGAGATGCACTATCAATGCTTGCCGATCTTCCGGTTGCTGAAGAAAATTCTAATATTTGTCCCTCAGTTAACTCTTCTCCCGTAACATTATCTATGGGAGGATTATTGACGTCATCAATTGTTTTAACAGCTACCGAATATAATTCTTTTGCAGTAGAAGATGGTAGACTTCCTGTTCCTATAAAAGATCCTGTTGCAGTTGAAACAGTTGTTGTTCCGGCAATAGGTACAGATACAGATTGAAATGTTTTATAAGTATAAGTTATTCCATCCGGAATAGATGCTAAAGGGGAAAATGGTAATTGAAAAATTAAATTATTTTTACTTGTACCAGCCAAAAAGGCCGTACCTTCAGGATCATTATTAAATCTTGATAATTTATCTATGTCAGCTTGAGTTGTTTTAACCACATATGAAGAATTGGCTTCATTTAATTGATTTTTAGCTGCATGCTTAACTACTAAAGAACCTAAATCTTGAAATTTAAAAGAGATAGAAAACGTTGAATTAGATTGAACTTTTTGTGATAGTGCGGTATTACATACTGCTTTATGTTGAGAACCAATAGCTATATATTCTGCAATAGTAACAACATCACTAGTAAAAGTTCCGGCTAATGTAGTATTAACTGTGAGAGTGGCTCCCTTATATGCTCCGTTAGCAAAAGATGTTGAGCCGGCCGGCATTCCAACTGTTATAAGGTCGTCGCCTTCTCCAGAAACTTCTGAGTTAATAGTTTTATTTAAACGTATATCATATATACGTGTTGAATATACTGAATGAAAATGCGTGGTATTGGATGTGGCTAGATCCGCCTGTTCCCAATCAAACGATCTTACTCTGGCAGTTCCCATCTTCGTTTGATTATATTTTGTTAATGCATCAGCATCGTTGCTCAAAGCATTAACAGTTGCAGCGCTGCAACAATGGAGATCCACAAGTTCATGTTTAGAAATATCAAACGTTCCTAAAACATTGTTGAGATATAAAGAATTTCCATAATCAGCCGCAATTATATAATCCGAAATATTTGCAGTATCTCTTCCTTTTTCGACATCAACATATCGAGTAGCTATACTTTCATATTCATAACCCTTTACATACGCCTTACCTGCTTCTAATCCAGCGGAAACTAAAGAATTATTACCGGTTATATGATTTTTTAATTGAATTCCAAATGGTCGAACAGTATAACTTCCGCTTTCATCAAAAGTTCTGCGCGCCATTGTTTTTTCAATTTCTGCATACAGAGGATATTTCGTTTCTGTTGTTTTAACACCCAATTCAACTCTGGATAATTCTATAAATTTTTCACCGGCAAATTCTGAGATAGTAGAACTAGTTTTGACTTTTATTCCATCAGAACCAGTTGTTTCTGTTACTATATCTAAGGCTGCTAATGTTAAAGTTATACTAAATCTATCAGCACCGGGCGCGGCATAGTTAGCAGTTCCCTGAGCATTATCTAAAATAGACGTATCATCATCCGTTTGAACAATTGCTTCAGTAGCAAGTACCCCCACTCTCTTAGTAGGACTACTGCTATATTTGTCTAATGCAATAGTTTGATCTTGAACTAGTACAAAATAACCACTAATATAGAAACATCCCTCAGAAATACTTGCAATAGATGAAGTATTTTGAGCTGCGGCAATTCCGGCAACTCCACTTAAACTAACTGTATTAGCTTGATAAGGAACCGCCTCTAAAGTAGCAATTGTTTCGCCATCTATAAAATCACCACCACCTAATTTTGAAAAAATTAATGTTGGTTGATCTGAAACAGTTGTAGGCTCGGCTTTAACAACTAAACCTTTGGCTCCAGATGTTGCACCAGAAACAGTTTTACCAGCAAAATTAGATATAACAACATCTGCATTATCAAATGCTGCTTCTAATTTTAAAGAATTAACTTGATTATTAAGGGTAACATCGCCACCAAAAACTTTACTACCTTCTTTGAAGATATTATCACCAAACCTAGTTACCTGTTCTTGTAAGATCGTTTGTAATTGAGTTAACTCTCTTGCTTGAACCGCAAAACCAGGCCTGAATAAAACCCTATGAAAGTTTTTATCTTTATCATAGTCATCATAGTATGGTGCGATGTTAAAATTTGTTTTTACTCCAGACACTTATATCTCTTTCGTCAAAGAATTTAGAAGTTTATAATTAATTTCACATCTTCAATTTGGTCACTAGCTCTAGAGATAGGTGATCTATTTTCAACATAAAGAATATCTCCAGTATATGCTTTTAGATCTGGCCCTTCAATAACACTTGAGTTAGCCGTAGTTCCGGCTCCAGCGATTGTTAAAGCTTCGTTAGCTTGAAAAGATCCGACTGTTGTATCCCAACCTGCGGTTGTATTGGATCCTTTTGTAATCTGTGTTATTCTTAACTTACTCGTACCAGATGCCCAGTCAACAACTCTTCCTGTAGCTCCTGATAGCGCTCCTGTTACTAAATCATCTGCTGCATAAGCTGCACCAGAAAAGGATTGCACTGTAATTCTAAGAGCTTGATCGCCTAAAGAAATTGTAGCTGGTATTCCAAGATCCACACCACTTGTAGTATTAGCAGCATTTGGATGAGAAATTAAACCAATTTTTCTAAAATCGTTTGCAACTGTAAATTCGCCGGACTCGTCATTTTCAAGTCTAACGTTGACCATTATATTAAATCCGCCTAATTCTTCAACGGCATCAAAACCGTGTCCGCCTTTAGGTTCAATTGTAGCAACTACCGTGGCATCATCTAAGTTCCAAGAAGTATTTGCTAAAACATTAACAACTGCATTTGTATAACCTGAACCAGCGGCAATTGTTACAACATCAGTTAAACCAGCAGCATTAGTTCCGTTAGATCTACAATTTGCTCCTGCACCATCCCCTAAAATTTGTAATCTGGGGGCGATTTGAAAATTATCTCCTTGAGCAGGCGCGGATGCTAAAGCCGGTGCAAAAGTTATAACTTTAGTAGATTGAGCATAATCCGTAATGGTTCCACCTTTACCTTCAGAAGTTCCCGAAGTAAAGAAAATATCTGAACCAACATAAACGTCATCTGTAGCTGCAGCTGTACTATGAATTCTAACAGAAGTCGTAGTATGAGCATATGCTCCTCCGAAACCATTATCTAATGTGTTGGTTTCAAAAATTAAATATTCTGCTCCGCCAACGGTACCATTAGCTGTTTTTCTATAGATATTAATTGCACCATCTACGGCTCCGTTCTCAACATCTCTTTGCAGAGTATTTTCTTGAGTAGCAGTTGCCATGGTTACATTTGAATATCTAACTTGTTGTACTGGAACATAATTTGTTGTTACAAATTTTAATGCGGATGCCGCGGAAATTGTAAACATATATTTCCACTTATATCCATCAGATCCAGGAGTAACAAGAGATGTTGTTTGCCCGGTAGGTTTAGCTACGCTATTACCTGAACTGTTGTTGTTTGCTAAACACTTATAAACATTATAATCATCTGTTAATACATAGAATGATTGCGCTAGCATATTCGTTTCTGTATTATCATAGGCAAAATAAGGTGTGTTATTTGACCAATTATATCTGGGAATACAATGTGTTACATCGGTAGATATGACCTTTTTGGCTGCAATCATATCTTTCCAGTGATTATAATAAGTATTTGATACATCGTCGGTAGGGGTCGGGGGTGTAGTGTCTGAATCCGCCGCGGCAGCACCTGCTACATTAGCCCAGTTCTGGACACCACCGATAAAAAGATACATATTAGATTCTAAGTATGTATCGCCCGCGATTGTGTTCGCAAAAGTAGTCATTCCGAAATCTTCGTCAAAAGATTCCCGGAATTGCTTTGCATTGAACATTCTGAATTTGTTTGTTACTAAGGCCGGCATGTCGATAACTCCAATTTATATTTTTTAATTTATTACTCTAAAACAATTTGTTGAGCAACGGCATCTGATATTCCTTCTGGGAAATATTTATTACCGCGATTGTGAATGTTAAAAGTCTCTGTGGTAAAATCGCCCACGATATATTTAGCATCATGGCGACTATAAATGTTAATTTTATGTCCTATTCCTGTATTTATGTGATCTTCATATAGTAAAAATTCAGATTCAATTATTATCTTACCAATCGCAGAATCCGCAGCGCTTGTGCCATCTTCTGCTAATAAATCATCTCCATCTTCCAACAAAAACCCATCGGACTCTTCTAATATTATATTTATATCATCAAAATAAACGGTTGAGCCCTGTTCTATATTTTTAACTGGGGTTACATTTGAAATCACTAAACTGTTAATTACTTGACCATCATATTGTGCAGCGGCATCATATGTTTCATGTGCGCTGAAATATTCATCCGGATTAGGTGAAGTTCTAACCGGACAATATGTTGGATATGGATATTCTATGTTTGCCAAATCCCATTGAGGTGAATATGTTTGATGATTTGGTAGCTTAGCTGTTATTAAAATTTCATCTACCATAACACCAACTCCAATAATATTATCAGGATGATTACTATAAGTTCCAAACTCTTTTATTGTGGCATCTCTATAGTCAACATAATAACTTGTATCTTTTGATAATCCGGAGGCCAATGGATTATAAGCGCCAGTTGGAAAATCTTCCATTATTAAGCGTTTGTCTACTGTAACAACTTCGCCATAGTCACCTTCTAATATATCTGTTTTTGCTAATCCTAATAATGAATGAACACCATCTAATTGAGGTTTAGCAGTACCATCTGCTTCGCAAAATACTAGTTGTATTTTTCCATTAGACATTAAACCAACTACTTGACCTTTACTAATATCTTCATGGGCTCGATATTCATACATTTTCCATGTAGGAAAGGATAAATCTAATTTATCTTTAGTTGCTGCTTTTCCTAATTTAATTCTATCCAATTCATCCGCAGATGTTATTGTAGGGGGTGTAGTGGTAATCCAACGTTCGTGATCACTACCTTTAATCATGGTTGGAGCATAATTGGGATAATATTCTGCGCCCGGTATTAAATCATAAACACGTTCTTCTACAGAATCCGTAGCTCTTATTGTTACGGCTTCTCCCACTTCAGCTGTTTCGTTAACTATTCCTAACAATGAATGAACATAATTAATTCTTGGAAAACAAACATTTCCTGTTTGATATACTCTTTCTACTTTTCCATCAGGTCTTAATCCTACAGCCATTCCACCATATACTTTTGCACCTGCTACTATAAATGTTGCTGGATTTCTTAATTTTTTATCTTTTGGTCTTGCATACGATTGTCCGGGCATATGTGCAAGCCCCCAGTAAGCGGTTGATGCAAGCGGATCTGGAATTCCCGCAATCGGTGAGTGTATTTCCACTTCTCTGTTAACCACTGGCATATTAACATATGTGGGTATGCCTGTTAAAGCTGGAAGATCAAGTTTAATCCGCTGTAAGCCCCAACGATCAAAAATTTCATATTCCGACTCAACAGAGAATGTTCGTTCTATTACCTTTATGATTTCTTCATGGCCGTAAGTAGAATCGGTAGTAAGTGCCGGCAGTGTTAAGAGTGCCGGAGGCAAGTTGATCTGCCACCACGATGAAAGTACTGATTTATGTTCTGTCTGTATTGGGCCGCCCATATCAGAGTGAGTATCACAGTATGCAAAGTGATTTACGCGTGTATAGTCATCTTTCCAATCAGCGCCGGCACCAGGACTATCAAATCTCAATGATTTATAAGTATGATCTGGGACTTTAAAATCTACATATGCGCCGCCGGTTCCAGGAGTTCCTACGGCAGTTGAGGAATATTCCATACCTGATACCCAACCCGCATTGTGATCCCCGTCAAGCACACTAGCAAATTTTAATAGATGATTTGTATTAGAACTGTCGCTTAGATTAAAACGATATGTAACCCCTTTAATAAGTTTTCTTGCCCAATTACTATTGATGAAAACATCATAATCATTAATGTTTATACCATCAAAATAGAAATCAGTATTAACAACCGTTACCACTATTTCAGGATTATCCTGAGACCATGCTGTAGCATTTGGCTTTGCCACCATGCCCCAGTGTAACCCAAGTTCTAAAGTGGGTTCTAAATCAGCAACTTTTGAACCTACATAAGTAGTTATACCTGATAAAGTTGGAAGATCTAGTTGTATTCGTTGTAAGCCCCAACGATCAAAAATTTCAAAAAATGATTCAACACCGAGAGTGTGAGGCGCGAATATTTCGATTTCTTCTTCACCGTAAGTCCAGTAGGCCTCAATCAGCGGCATTGTATGTACGCCATCCGGAGAACGATACTTTCCTAATATCCCTATCTCCGGCCAGTATTCTATACCACCTTTACGTTCTAAATTTGGATTTCCGTCTAGTCCACCTAGAGTACCCCAATTTCCAGGTCTTTGTGCTCCTGCAGTCGCACCCCATTCATTTGTCGTATGTTGCGGATTAAAATATAGATCCCATGATGTATGGCCCAGACATGCCCATCCTTCATAGTGACCAGGAATGATTAATTCTAGATATACATTTGGATACCAAGGAACAATTTTCACACTAGAATTAAGAAGCGCTTTATCATGATGTGCGAAATGATGAGGAATTTCCACTCTTCCTGTGCGATTTGCATCATACAAATCATTTGACGGATCAAATTGTCCGGCCAGGCCTCGATTGTAGGGTTCATAATCCCACCCTTGACCGACTAACCAATCTACTCGTCCACCATGAAATGCGAAATTTATATCATCTGTTGTGATTCCGAATCCGATGCACCGCGGATCCAAAAATTCAACATGCATTTTATGAATATACGGTGTAAGGAAATTAATTTGTCCGTAAATACTAGTATAAGGTTCCATACTGGTACTATTATGAATGACAGGAACACCATCTGCCCGGCCTCTCATAATAGAAGTGATTGGACCGTATGTAGGAACAAATGATGGTGTTCTATCAACAAATATTTCAATTTTCTTAGTAGTATCAGTTTCAACATCTACGTTTACATTTAATAGAAGTAATATACCAATCTCACCAAAAACATTCCAGCCCGCAGGATGAACAAAAGATCTAACTAAATCTCTAAATTCATTAATTTGAATATCTGATCTTAAAACGTACGAAAAATCTTGATAATAGTAGGAATCTTGAATCCTGATAATATCACTAACCATTCCAAGTTTATCTGTGAACTTGCCAGGATAATTTGTTATAGAAGTTCGCTTAGCTAAAAATGTAGCATTACCATCTCCGGAAGGAGCAGTTACATCGGGTGTTATATTATAATTAATACCTGCTGAGGAAATCGCGAGTGATTTAATAGAACCAGTTTTTAAAGCTCCTGCTTTTAAAATAGCATTGTTACCATAACCAGAATTTTTTTCCAGAGTAACAGTATTTGAAGTTGCTAAAGTTGATGTTCTGGCACCCTTGGTAGAAACAATTACTTCGCCTGGAGTAAAATCTCCGGGTTCTAACATCATGAATGAATCTATAGTATCAGCGGTATTAAATCCTTCATATTGAATTTTGCCGCGAGATGATATATCTGAGATTGATATATTATCTATATGCAAATCATATGATGTAGAGGTCGTTGTATTTGCAAATAAATAGACGGCGTGATATCGGTCCGAACTTGCTACAAATTTTCCTTCAAAAGTATAAATTTGATCCGCATTAGTTGTTTCTCCATGCGTATATACAACTGCTTCTGTTAATCCTACCGCAGGGCCACTTGGTTCGTAATCTGCATCAGTATCTGAATGGCCATATCTTAATTCAATAAACCTGAGACTGATGCTGCCCCTGAAAGAAATTTTGGCATTATATTGATTTCCAGGAATAATAAGATTTTCATACGCTTGATCAACCTCGCTATCTATTGAACGCAAACCAATATAAGTATCTAGCTGATCATTAACCGCTATCTTACCACTATGTGAACCAGATATAGTATTAGATGATTCTACTGAAAGTGTATGGCTGCCCGTATCTACAGCTGTTCTTTTTGAAGTGAAAGCTGAAAGGCCCGAAATACTACCATTTTCAAAGTCTCCAATATTACCTAAAAGAACATTTTCATCTTCAAGAGAAAAAGTAGTTTCTTCCGGAAGAACTTTCATGGTACTAAAAGTAGAATTTGATGTAGAGTTAACAACTGGTAATATTACCTTTGCCTTCGTGCCCGATGTTACTCCTATAATGGATTCACCATATCGATATCTTCCATAAATATTTTCTGCAAAATTTAAAAATGATAAGCGTCCGGTATTTTTTCCTGTTATAGGATCTTCAAATCTCCATTGCTCTAAACCTAAAGTAGATTCATTTTTTGCTTCATATTTGGGGGCTCTTATATAATCAATTCCTGTAGTTATTACCTGTGTTTCAGAAATGGATCCAAAACCTGTATAGGTATAAACCGTTCCTCCGTAATAATCAGAAACTGATTTTGAACCGTCTCCTAACTGATTTGTATATACTCCCTCATCATCTTTAATTTCATAATAACCAGTAGGCTGAATCGTACTAATGGTAAACATATTAGTTTTACCGGGAACAATAGATCCATTTGCACTGTAATAAAGATCACATGCAGAACCTTCAACAAAATTAGGTTCGGTTGGGCTTTCTATTGCATATATAAATGTTGAATTATTTACTGAAGGCCCTGCAATTGTTCCTTTGGTCCCCGTTTTAGAATCATATACATAATAACCTGGTTGAATATCATCTTCAAAGGCCTTGGTGTGGCAAAGAATATTATCTCCAGCATCGGCACTTCCATCTGTACTATCAATAAGAATTGTACCAGTTCCTTCTTCTAATAAGATATTTGCACCGCCATCAGCAGTATCTTGATTCGCTACTTGTGCAACAAACGTAACTGTATTACTTGAACTGAAGTGTGTATTAATATTTTCTGGATATTTAACTCCTTCTTGTTCAATTGAAAAGGAAGCTGAATTTAATAATATTCCATTAGTCGCAGTTCCGCCGTCGGCGGTTGATATGGCAGCGCTGACCAAGGTATTAGAACTTCTATACAATCCTGTGGGAAGAACTTTGCTAATTGCGCCAGTATGACCTGTTCCCAATGTCCCAGCATTATTAATCGCTAACGTTTCGCCACCTATATAACCATTTCCTCCATCATCAATGATAATTTCATCAATAGCACCATTAGCAGTGGTTGCAACACGAGCTATAGCCCCCTGTCCTGCTCCACCGGTAAGAACAAGTTGATCATTAATATCATAACCAGTTCCATTACTTATAATATCAATTTCCCCAATAACCGCAATACATGTTCCTTGAGCAGATGCTGACGGAAAGGTCATTGCTTTAACCTCATCTCCTGCAAGCTTTCCACCCATTAATTCTGTATCGGCAAACGCTTCAATTGTTGCTACCGCTTCGTCTGCTCTAAAATCAGAATAGGCATCAAAACGAATATCATATCCTTTAACATAATCGGTCAAAAATAATTCTGTTACACCCGTTGATCCTTCAAAATATGAAATTGAATTATCAACGGTAGCTGTTGCTTGAGATTGTTCACCTTTGATAACTCTACTATTAAACATATCTGCATTTATAGCACTTCCACTAAAAATTTTAATAGATTTTAGTGATCTCCAGGTACCATCAGATGGTCTTAATAATCTTTCTTTTGGGTATATAAAGGAAAGTTGTTCCGAACCATAAACAGTTCTCCATAACCATAAAAATGAATCCTCTGTTCCTCTTGCTCTATAAATTTCTTTCGCTGTTTTAACTGCTTGTCTTATATCCCCAATAGAGTCCATAGGAATATTTGTTAGAAAATCATCCCTAAATCGCGCCAAGTACATATTATCAGTTTCATCAATGTCATTGACTAAATCTAAATCAGCAGCTCCTCGAAGAGGATTTCTTTTAATATCATTATCGGTTCGGCCAACATATGCTTTTGCTCTGGACCTTTTCCCAATTATTGTTTCACCGTGGCGAAAAGCTTTAGAATTTATAGGCCGGGCAAATAATACATGAGGATCAGTTTTATAATTTGCACTAGTAGTATCTGTAGATAGATATTTCCCGGCAGGGTAAACTCCGTGATTTTGAACACCGGTAATTATTGCTTCAACACCAGATACGGAACCAACAATTAATTCACCTAATGAAAATGTTGCTGTAGTTGGGTCTCTATCTGATTCAACTAATAATTCATTATTATGTATTGCGTCTTCCGGTGTGTCTTCTAATACAAATATACCGGAAGAATCATATTGGGTAAGTGTTGTTGTAGGTGGATCGTTTTCAAATACTCCGAAGTTGACGCCGCTTTCTCCTCCTTTTTGAGGCATATAAAATGTACGTCCGGCGAATTCTTCTAAGTGTAATTCATAAACTATATCCGGATCATCGGAAACTGCTATGGCGTCTTTCTTGTTACCATATATTGGAAAATAATAACCTGTTTGTAATCCTACATCATATTCAATACCTTCATCAGATGAAGTGTATATTAATCCGTCATCTAAGGCTGTTCCGTAAATATAATAGGCTTTTTCGTCGTCTTCGAGAACCATATTATATTCATCTAAAATTAAATCAGTATATTCTATTTGATAGGATTCTAGAAATTCAAAATACTTAGTAAGAAAGAGAGGGAGATTGGAGCCTTCTTCTGTGAAAAAAGAAGGTAATTGATTTTGTATAATCTCAGAAATTCTATTATCAGCCATTATGCGGTATTAGCTCCATATACTACCAAAGCGGGTGTTTCATTAGCCGTCGCCGGTGCAAAATCGCCAGTTACTAATGATGTATCTACTATCATATTAACTACTACATCTTTCTTATTAATTAATATAACTTGTTCTCTTATAGGAGTAACATCTTGAACATTTGTTTCAACATATAATTCAATAGTATTTGTATTTACTACCTGCTCAACAGCATAAGGTATAAATCCAACTAATGTCATTTTACCTGTTTCATAATCTATTGTTCCTACATTAGAATTAACAATTGCTACCGCCCCAGCTTCTTCTTTTACAACCTGAAGGATACCATCAGCATCATTTATTAAAGCATTTGTTTCTAATACATTAGTATTTTCATTAATGTAGTCAAATTTTGAAGATGTTACAGCCCCCTTATATCCAATATAAGGAAATTTTATCTGATTAGAAAAATTTTGAGAATAGTTAAATGCTTGGCCGAGCTCTACTACTAAACGTTTAAATAATAAAACAGTGGTTTGATTATTTAAAATTGCTGGGTCAGAGTTATCGATTAAAGTTGTTAATCGTGAATACCTAAATCTCAAGTCAAATTTTCCTAGTTCTCCGGTATTATAATTTAAAGTAGTTGCGATAATCCTTTCACCTATTTCTTGAGGTGCTTCTATAGTTTTATTTGGATCAAATCGAACGTTAGCAGTAATTTTCATGTATAGATAATCCGGTGCCACAATTTCTGGCGTAACAGATACCATATTCTTTGATGCTAAAATATCTTTTTTAATAAATTCTTTATCTTTTGATGTTAAAAATAATCCGCTTTTGGGTCTAACGGCAATATAAGCTTTTCCATATCTCGGAGGATCATTTTGTTCTCCGCCCCAGCACGTTACGGATTCAGCATTAACCCATTCTTTTTCCACAACTCTTTTATAATCATTTAAAGTTACACATCTATTTTGTGTTTCATATAATTTTGGCGCGTTATACTTAATTTCAGTAATAGATTCCCTAGGTGCTCCTCCGTATCCAACCGTTGTAGTCGATACAGATACATTAGAAAATCCGCCTATAGGGTCTATGGCTTTAAATACCGAAGCTTTATTAGTAGCTATTCCATCAGATATATTTGCACCTAAAATAACTTGGCTTCCATCCGCCGGTCGATAACCAACTTTATTGTCCCCGAATTGAACCTCAAATTTATTTTCAAAACCTTCATACAAAAAATATACATTAGATGTAGGTGTAACCTTAACCGTATCTGTTATTTTTTGATAGGCGTGTGTTTCAGTTGAAGAGGGTGATGTTTTTATAATAACAGAAAGAGTTGATACATCAGTATTAGAATTTGGTAATATAAATTGTTGTTCTTTATTGGCATAATCAACTGTATATGTGTGCGTTAATCTAATCCCCTGATTTAATTGGACATCAGGAATTACAAAAGTTCCACTATCTCCCATTGTCCCGGCATAGGAATTAGCTGTTGTAAATATATATTTTTGTTCATCAATAGTTGATACAAATCTTTTATTTTTTTCAACCACCATAGTTGTTGCAGAATTATTCGGAACTATGGTTAATGTAACCAATGCTTTAGTTCCTTGGACGGATCGTGGAGTATAACCTATTTGTTTGGCTTTTTGTACAACAGAATTTCTGAGTTCCGCAGTATCTAAAAACATTTCATTTGCTAACATATTTAAATAAAAAGAATTATAATATGTATTGTATGAAAGCAAATCCATTATAACATCTAAGCCGGATCCAGCAAAATCAAAATTTGCAAATTCAGATTGGCTTTTTAAAAATGCTATTAAATTTGATTTAATTCCAGTATAATCTAATTCAGATACTTGTAATTTTGCCGATTGTTCTGCCACAGTATTTCCTATCTATATAAAAATTGTTCGAAAGTTTCTGAGGATTGTTGTCCCATCATAGTGAATACTATTTTTACTCTATATCTGTTATTATTATCTTCACCAATAACCTGAATTCCTCTAATTATTGCGCGCGGTTCTAGTTTTTGCATAGTTACTTCAATACTTTGTTTTAACCGGGCTTCTGTAATTGTATTCATAGGTTCAAATAACAGAGTTTGTAAATTTGATCCAATTTCAGGATGTCCAATTCTTTCGAATTCTCTAGTTTGTAAGACACTACGCATAGACTGTTTTATAACAGTAGAGTTCTTTGTTTTAATAAGATCTCCGGTGGTGGGATGAACTTTGAATGATAAATCTACATCAGAATATACTGCTGCTCCCGTATCTTTATCATATTCAAGTTCTGTATATTTTGCGTCTGCCATTTATATTTTCTCCGATTTCTTTATTTATACCTACCAGCCCTCTTTGTCTAAAGTAGAGAGATCTTTATAGACCGTATCTGCGTATTCATTAATAGTTTCTAAATATTTTAGAAATTTATTTCTGCTCTGCTGTATCTTATTCTTTTTGTTCATCACTGCTTTTGAAAGAGATGATATTTCAAATTTCCAATCTTCGTGATATAAAAATTGTTCGAAAGGGTTCGTTCCAAATTGAAAAGGGGCAGTTACGGCCAAATATTCGTCTCCGATTGTTTCTTGAACTACTTTCGAGTTGTTTCCTTTCTCGGTGCCAAAATTAACTATTAGTTGATCATCTGTAGATACACCTAGACCCCTCCATGTCGCAGCCGTATCTAACTCTGTACCAAGAACCTCTACGCCATCGCCGGTGGCGTCTGTCACATAACCTTCTGAAACTGGCATAGTTCCGTTTAATTTTATTATAGTACCATCCGGATAAAAACTAGAGGTTCGAATTGCACCTTGTGGGCCCGCCTGTCCCGCTTGCCATCTCGGCAATGTTGGATATTCACCAGAACTAGCATCTGGCATAATTACCGAAATAGTATTAGCTTTGGCAGAAAATTCTCTTAATCTATAGCCCGGATGGTAATAGTGGGTATTATTTGCTCTATTTGTTTCATCGTTTGCATACTCTGAGGCCGTTTGATCATAACGTAAAGCTACGTCAAAAGATAATGCAGTATCTATATCAACAGAAAATGGTTCATTAAGAATTGCCACGGTTGTATTAGATATCTTTTCAACAGATCTTGTTTCACTAGACATATCCAGTAGAGGATTCAATATAGTGATTGTTGTATTCTGTCTGATTTTACGTTGACCAGAATCAAAATCATCAACATAATCTACAAATTCACCATTTATCATTAATAATGATTTTCCTTTAGTTCTTAAACTTCCACTGCCGGCATCTTTATCTGGAGATGCTTGAATTAAGGATATTTCAATTGCTGATAATAATTCTTCAATTCTTAAGACTAATAATTCTAATTCATTTAAATCACTATCTCTCAACTGTTTTAATTCTATGTAAACATTTTTATTTTCCCCCGTAAATACTTCCGTTACGGCATCTACAGACCCAAAAAGAGAAACTTGATTTATTTTTTTTCTTAAATTCATACCGCCGGATTCACCGATCAATACAATTAAAATATCTCCTAATCGTACTTTAGCGCTCTTCAACCAAGCGCTTTTTGCTAACATGATTGCCGCCGGCGTTCTATCATCTCCAACGTCTACTGTTTCGTCCGCACCAACGGCCGCATCAGATTTTTTCCAATATTGTGCATTAAGAATTAAATCACCGGAACCCAATCCGGTATCCGGGTTTACTATAGGATCTTTAATTACCGGTAATTCACCTGAAACGTTCGTGCCAATACATACATAATTAGAACCTTTATAAAATATTTCATCTCCAGACTGATAAACTGTATCTCCGCTAAATGGTGGAGTAGCTATAACTTTCATATCAGCATTTGTAGCAGTTTCTTCTTCTGTCATTTTCCTTAAACCCAATAATAAAGATAACATATCTATGGATTTTAGAAGTGGGTTTCCGTCTGGTCCTCCTCCTAAAAAACAGACACCGGCACAAAATTTTAAATCTTCCGGGGGCTTATCTGGACCGCCGGCTGCCAACATTCTTTCTCTAAATTTAGCTACACCTCCAGCTCTTGGTTCTAAGTATAGAGTGTACATGCCTGCTGCTGGAATACCATTAGCAAATAAATCTAATATTTTTTCAATATCTGCCGCGAAGAGCATAACATCATCTATTTTTTCATCGAGCCATTTTATAATCGGATCTATAGTTGTTCTAGCATTTGCAACAGTTGCTTTTACCCCTCTTACCTCTGATTCAACTTTATTAAGTAGCGGCCCCAACTGTGGAAATAATTGTTCTAAACTTTTACCATACCAATTGGGAGGATTTGCTTTCCCTTTTGAATCAAAAGCAGAAACTACTCTACCTGCCACACATTTTCCAGGTTTAACTTGTCCGTACATTTTTCCTACGGGAGAACTTTCTGCAGCCTTTTTTTCCGAGGTTAATTCCACCATCTCTCCGGATTTTGACATTCCGGATATTTTCGTCTCATTTATGGGTACGCATTCCCATATTATATCATTCCTCTCAAATACTCCACCAGGAGTTTCATATATTACTTCTAATATTTGTTGTTGATATGGCAATGTATTTTTATTTTTCTTTATGGTTTTATTTCTCATCCTCAATCTACTTTCCGTCATCTCTTCACCCTGGCCCTGCCCGGCCCTAACCGCTAGCGGCTCATAATGTTCTATCAACATGTTTTTTGATTCCTTAACATTTACTACTCGTGCTACAACCTGGGTAGCCGCACACATAATCCTTCTGGGTTGATCTACTTTTTGTTTACGAAATGACCCAACAGCTGTTTCGCCCTTTGTGAAAGGTGCAGTTGCATCAGATGTTACCGCCGACGCGTCAAAACCAGCAGCCGCTTTTTTCGATATAACAGTGGCAACATGTTTTACTAATACTTCATGTGCTGCCATTTGAGGATCCCATAATTTTTTAACATCGTCTAATAAAGTACTAAAATCCTTTATATCTATAAAATTATTAAAACTTTCTAAAATTGTTGTAAATTTATTAAAATCCGGCATACCAAGTATAAAAATAATACCACCAACCGTGGATGAACTGGACATAATTGGTCTACCTGATTGATAATAAGATGGATCTATAAATTTATCAAATACAGAAATATCCTTATCAGCCCCATACTCTTCTAGTGACGCAGCTGAACCGTTGGCAGAAGCAGCTTTAATATGTTTTGGAACATCATGTTGATCGTCAAAAGAATCATCTATGGTTTGTAAAATCCCTCCGGGAGTTAGTGACACCATGCCAGTCCACTTATTCATCTGTACAAAATACTTGTCGATTGCTCCACCAACATCTTGTTCAGGATCATCGAGGTCTTTAAAAATTGTTTGTTCGACATAATTTATCTCTCCGGAGATTGGATCAAGTGCAACTTTATCTCCCTTAGTAATATCAGCCGGATATAGTTCACCACCTACGCGCTTTGCTTGAACCCAAGTCTTGCCGCCATAAAATAGCGAACCGGTCATAGGATTTCGTTCTACATTTGGAGAAACACTCTGGGCATGAACCGGAAGCATATAAAAACCAAGGCCTCGTAAATCTTTTAATAATTTTAAAATTTCATCAAGAATCGCTTGAATTGCTGCAAATATAGGATCTATAGTAGCCAGCATTAGAGCTTTGTTTATTTCATATATTTCTTTAATAAATGCCGCGTTTTGTTTATGAAGTTCTAGGCCCTTTTTTGAAGCTTCAAAAAAAGGTTTTAAAAATCCTAAATCTCCTAAATTAGCTGATTTCCAGAGATCCGGATCTTCATCTGCCGCGGAGTTAAAATCAGTTCCAAAAATCGTTCCGGTTGCTTCAGTTCCATCTGCATTAGTAGTTGTTCCTATTAAACTTGTATCTAATGTTACACCAAAAGGTAAATCTGTTTCAGCCATTATTGTTTCCCCTTGTTCGCTTCTTTTTCATTATAGGCTTCTACTTCTGATTTTACCGTAATTAATAAAAGATTTTCTAATTCTATTAATTTTTTAGTTTTTTCAGCCAATTTAACTAGTGTAGGATGAATTCCGATTACTTCCGGTTTTACCCATTCATCATTTTTCTTTTTTGTCATATTAATCCGATAATAAAGTATTAAGAGCCATTTGAGACTGTACAGTCATTTGTCCTGCTTTTCCGGGAATAAACGGTAATGCCTGACCCCCAGGAAGAATAGAACCTCCAGTAGTAGCCCCTACCAGATCATGGGAATGTTGTAAATATTCTGTAAAAAAATCATCTAAAATTTTTCTTAAAGAAGCCACTTCATTTTTAATTGTTATTATACCTTGGCCGTCAATTCCTACTTGAGCCAGTGATGTTCGTAACGTTGCCTCTCCTCCCGGACCGGTAGTAGATACTAAAACACTCCCTTGAGTTTTTCCTTGGATAGATATTTCTCCAAAAGAATTTTTCATTGTTACGGGAGCATATTTGGAAGCCAATGTTACTTCAGAAGATGCAGGATCGCGTATTCCTAGTGGTTCAATAGCAAGATACCCTCCTGCAGATCTTTCTGCTCCTTTAGCAGTTGTTGAAGGAAGTTCATTTACCTGTAATAATATCCCTCCGGAACCAAGTTTTGCATCGGCACTTCTTATATTAATAATTCCATTTTGAACCGTAATACCTTTTCCTATGGTACTGCCAGTTAATATATGCATTCCTTGAATAACCTCTTCACTGCCATGAGTAATATTTGTTACGCAACTTTGTGCAGAAATACCCATTCCGCCCATAGTACTAGAAATCATTGATCCGGCGGTTACAGCATGCGCTCCTGTTATATGCGTCAACATATCACCTTTTCTTTTAATTGTTGTTCCAACATTAACAAAATCGGGTGCCCGAGGACCTTGGGGACCGCCGTGAAGAGACGGTTCATCTTGAGGGAAATCCGATGAATAAAACAAAGGAGCATTAAAAATCATTTCGTTTTTTGCATTAAATTCAATACTCCGCGCATTGATAAAAGCAATACCGTCCTTACAATATACTTCAACATTGCCTCCCTCTGTTTCCAGATGCACATCGCCAGGCCCTCTAACCCGTAGCCAATAGTCTTCGCTGCCACCTAATTCATTTACACATAATTCATACCCATGCTTTACAGTTGTTATTTTTTTACCATGAACTTGTTCGAAGGAATCTCTTAAAACACATGAATAATAATCTTCATTAGTTTTATCAACCACTTTTCCTGCTGGCCACATTTCTCTATATGAACCAGAGCGGTGATACCAATGCAATCTTTCGCGTCCGGGAGTATCATCAATTTCTGTAACATGTCCGCTTTCTGATTGATGTACATGATTGTACGGATAAGATGCTTTATAAGGAGATTGCGGTTCACGAAAGGTTGGTGGCCCGTCGCCAACGGCCTTCGCTCTGAATACGGGCTGCAACCTCAAATTTTCTTTTATTTGAATTATAGAATTAGTGTCCCCTGTTTGTTTTGCTACTAATTCGTTGTCAGCATTTGTGTCCAAAGTGGTACTAAGGTGTGTACTCAGATCTTCTTCTCCTCTGGCTAATCTAGGAGTCGTTGGTTCACCCAAAAATCTAAAAAGTGGATAATTATAATTATATTCAAAATTTGGTATTTGTTCCGCTGTTGCTGCCGGCGGCCCTTCAGCTTTTACTAAATTTGTTGGCGCACCGGTTTCGTCTTGCTGACCTTCAGAGATAGTAGGTATATCGGATCTTTCAACTATTTTAATTTCCAAACCACTGGGCTTATCCGGGTCTATTTTTACCTCTATGGGATGTTGGGGAACATCTTGAAAGTGGCCTGGAGGCGTCTCTTGTATGGTTCCAGTAGCAGGGTCGACTTGCCAATATTCTGGAAAATAATCTCTTGGGTCGTTAAAGCCTTCATCCGGATTACAAGGTTTATCCGGCCGGCCTCCTAATGTTCCTAACATAATGGGATCACTAGCATTTTCTCCATCTCTAAAAAATCCTAGTACCCAAGAACCTTCTACCGGTCCGGTTGGACTAAATCCTACTCCTGTTTGAGAAGCAGAAGTAATTGGCATTAAGGGAAAAGCCCAAGGCAAAGCCGATGTAGGAAGATCCGATTTATCTTTGGTATGCCACCCTAACCATCTTACTCGGCACCTTCCCAGAAATAAAGGATCAAATCTATTTTCAACAACACCGACGGCCCAAGTAAAGCCCTCTTTTCCCATAAAATCTGGTTCCATTTTATCCTTTTATCTTTCTCATCATTTTTTAATCTTAATTGCCCGGAAGGGTCCCACCACCAGCTCCTTGTGGAGTGGTATACCAATCTGTGCCGGAAGGTGGACCGCCATCGCTTCCTCCGGGAATTGGCTTACCTATTGAATTATAATATATTGTGGACGGGGCCATCTCGGTATCTCCGGAGTTAATATTTTTGAGAGCTCCTGTAATTCTTCCCTCCGGAGTAGTTGCAGTTTGAACAATCGCGGCTGCTTCATCAGAAACTCCCTCTCCGCTGCTCCTGCCGCTCAAATCTTCAGCCCCTGTAAGTAAATTGGGGTCGGTACCTGGTAACCAATTCTCTAAGGAATCTTTTCTAATTTGTACTTCCTGGTAATATCTCTCCATCGTAAATACATGTTTTATTTTTGTCATAATATATTTACCACTTAAAAAAGGATCTTCTCCTTGGGAATGATATTTATCGTCTACCTGTGATGGTGCATGATAATAAATAATATCTCCAACTCTTAAAGACGAATCCCCATTTATTTTAAGAGTTATTTTTATATTATCAAGTTGTTGAAATTGAGAATCTCTTTTTTGAATTCTTTGTTCTTTATTCGCTTCATTAATACCTGGCTCTGCGCCGGCGCCACCCGGGCCTTTTCTATTTGAACCCAAAAAATATCCATGATTCATATTTGTTCCCGTAAATTTTATACGAGAACCTTCTCCACCGTCATCATCAAGTAAGCAATCATGATTATATGAACAAAGCTTACCCACTCCGAGTTGTCGGGTTAAATCCGGTATCTTTGTGATTGACAAATCTGCGGAAGGAAATCCACTTGCCATGGCTGATTGTTCTATATCTTGCCGGTCATCTTTTTTCTCAATATATCTGTATCCTAACATATTATATCTCATTCGAACCATATCATGAGTTATTAATTTAGAGGCATACATTCCTTCTTTCATATTATCAATAACATTAAAAAGACTATCGATACTAACTTCTTCTGTATTATTAAATGCCATTCCGGCCTGGCCGCGACCGAGAAAATTATCTTTCGGGTCTAGCACAGAATCTATTTTTGATACAAAATGTCGTTTGGGTTTCCTTTTAAAACTAGTTTCTAAGCTCTCAAACTTAAAATGCGATAAAGTTTCGTAAAACATGTATAAAGCACCGGTTGCTGGTAGATTTTCTTCCTCGTCGACTCCAGACTCCGGCCCTTCTAACGCGGAAATATTTCTCATATCTATTTCTGGTGCAACAGTTGCTTTTTCCGCCAAATCTTTAATAATATCAAATGGGCTTTTAAAAGGAAAACAAAAATTATATATATCTTCTGTTGGTTCAATTATAAGCCGCTTAGGATCAGTATCTAACTTAAATGATCTATAGAAATTATCCATTGGCTTTGCGATATAATTTTCGTAAATATCCTTAACAACCCATTCTATTTTTGTATCTTGGTACCCTTTACTTATTTTCTTTTTTTCACTAACAATAGCTTCTATTGAAATACAATGAAGAACATATAATTTCATCCTTTCCGAAGAATTAACTATAGGAGATACTTCATATACTCTGAAAACCTTTTTGACAATATTATCGAGAGGATTAGCGCCGGGGCCCGTAGGTGGTGAAAAAGTTTTTGTTGCAACTTCTATAGAAATAAATTCTTCACCTACAATCGGAACTTGTTCTCTGAGCCCACGAGCATCTCTTATCGAAATATCACAATATAGATAAGGTTTAGAAATATCTTCATGTATAGTTACCGTGTCAATCATTGGTATAATATTTATTCCTCTTTTTCGCTCTTCTTCTCCTTGCCCTGCATTCGGTGACAACAAATCACACTTGCTCATTAAATATGCGCCTGGTTGCTCTTGACTTCTTTCCCTATCTTCCGCGTTGGGAGTTTCCGGGCCAATTGGGGAAACACATTGAGGTACCTTTTCGACTATTGTAATTTGTTCATGACTTAGATGGCTGCCCATTTTTATTACCTATATCTTTTAGTTTGTGCTTCTTTTAAAATATCTTCCACATATTGTGGATCAATTATTTTGATCACCCTATTTGCTTCGTTTCTTTTAAATTCAATATCATATTTGGTTATTCTTTTCCGCTCCGGAGCAGGCAGAGCATTATATGCGTCTTTATCTATTATAACCTCCATTAAATTTTTTACTTGTCGGTCTGGCGTGTAGTCTGCTTCTTGTAAAATTTGTCTATATTCAAAAATTTGTTTTTTAGCCCGTTCAACAGAACCGTATTTTCCTTTTATCATTTTTGTAAAATCTTGAGAACTCAGGGGCCAATCAAAATAGGGATTCATCATTTTATTGGTTAAAAATATTACCCAATCATATTTAACATCACCATATACAAGGTAGGATGTTGTATCAGGCCGCTCTGCTTCTCCTATGGTATGTTTTTCAAAATTTAAACCCTTATCGAGTACATTTTGTTTTATCAAATTCCGAATAAATATATCTCTGGCGGTAACTGTCTCGTTATATTTATTTCCGGTTATATTATATTGAATTTCTGGTAAATATGAAAAATATGACATTAATATCCGTTCTCAACTAGGTCTCTGGTGATAATAACTGTCTCTGTAAAAGAAACGGTTAATTTTACTTCGAATGGTTCGCCGTCATTAAAAAAGAATGGAACACCGGCTGCGGCGTAATTGGCTATAACACTATTACAAACACATCTTGCTATTTTAAATGGAATTTCTTCACCTCCTCCTTGAATGGCATTATGGCCGAATCTAATATCCCAGGTACTCGGGAAAGTAAAAAAGTTCGTTCCGGAACCTTTTTGGCGTGTAGATCCGCCAGACCCACCGGCGGGAGCAAAATCATTCGCAACACCGAATTTTTTATAACCAGGCAAAGTTGAACTTCTAAATTGCTTTATGATTGTTTTTATTGTATTTGATTCAGTTTTGCTTTTCGCAATCATGGGAAATTCAAATACAAATTTTCTAAATTTTCCAGGGCCCTGATACAATAAGGACATTTTGGGGTTTACGGCTAGATTTGCTCCGCCTAATGCCTTTTTCAGCAAATCAGACTTTCCTAGGAAAGTTGCCGCCAGATGTTCTCCTACGTCCTCGCCAGAGTTGAGCAACTTCTCTACTCCACCCGTTTTAAAAGCCCCAATCAGGCCCTCAACGGTGCCCTTGGATTGAACATAGTCTTCTATTCCAACCGCAATTTTTTTAGACGCTTCTGTAATAATTGTTCCTAGGCCTTCTTGTTCCCCATATACAGCTTCTGCTGTTGAAATTAATGCTTGCGCACCCATAGGAAGGACGATGTTAAATTGGGCATCGCCTGTGTCTTCCGCAAAGAGCTGGGGATAGGATTGAAACATTACCCAATGCCCCTCTTCATCTTTTTGTAAGTTTTCCGGGTACGTCTCATACTTATTGGCCACGCAATTCTCCTTATAAATAGTTTATATATCTAATTATTTATCATTATATTTATTATGGCTTACAAGGGAAAATATAAACCAAAACATCGCGATAAATATAAAGGAAACCCCACTAAGATAATTTATAGAAGCTTGTGGGAAAGGCGTTTCATGGTGTATTGTGATTCTAATACAAACGTTGTTAAGTGGTCTAGTGAGGAAATATTTATACCATATAGATCGCCTTTTGATAGAAAAATACACAAATATTATCCTGATTTTTGGGTTAAAATAAAAAAACATGATGGAACTTTTGAAACATCTATTATTGAGGTAAAACCTAAATCTCAAACAGTTCCACCTAAACCGCGTTTGAATAAAAGAAAAAGTGGTAGATATATATTAGAAATGAAAAGATATGGAGTTAATGAGGCTAAATGGAAGGCTGCTATCACATATTGTGAATATAAAAATTGGAAATTTAAAATTATAACAGAAGATCAATTACTCTCTAAATAATATATGGCACTTCAAAAACTTTCACACATAGAAGATGACGCGGTTAAATGGCTTAGGGAAAAGTATGATCGGCTCCGGCACTCATTAATAATTGGAAGAGTAGGTTCACTTAGAAATCCTTATAGTATTATAAGTGAAGGCAATAGAGAAAAAACACTTAAATTGGGAAGAATGTATTTTTTTCATTATCAACCCAAATTAAAAGAGCAATTGCCTTATTATGATGTATTTCCTCTAGTTATTCCAATAATGCCTTATTCCAAAGGTGTGTTAGGAATGAATTTTCATTATCTCCCTTATAGATTAAGAGAAGTATTAATGAAAAAACTAATTGGATTTTTAAATGAGGAAGATTTGGAAGCTTATTTAAATGTTTCATATAATGATATTAAGGGGTTTGCTAGGTTTAAAGAAGCTAAGCCTACCCTTCATAAATATGATTTAACACCGGGTGCATATGTTCGTTCACAATTTATTCATGTTGAACCCAATGAATGGACCACTGCATTACATTTACCAGTAGAAGAATTTAGATCTCGTGGTGGAGGCACCGGCGTTACAAAAGCAAGAGTTTGGGGTGATAGTAAAGAAATAATTGAACATCATTCTTATAAAATATAGCGGAGTTTTATGGATCCTACAAGTTTTATATCAAAATTAGATTTACATAGGGGTTTAGCTCCTTTAAACAAATTTATAGCTAGGGTTAAGTTTCCTGATGCCCTTTCAGGATTTGGCAATGTCAAGGGCGCCGCCGATACAGCCGAATATTTTTGTGATACTGCACCGATGCCAGGAAAAACAATAGCGACTTCGGAGTTAAGACATTATGGTCCGACCCGCAAACTGGGAAGAGAACAAACTTATGGAGATCTTCAATTAAGTTTTATAATGGCAAACTCTCATATAGTAAGAAATGCATTTTTAGAATGGATGGATTATATAATTGATCCTGTAACGGCAAATATAAGATATCAAAATCAATACATAGGAACGGTTAAGGTCTTCATGTTTGATCAAATGGCGACATCAACTGCAGTAAACAGCGCTACCGTCGGTGCTGAATATCAACAAGCTTTCCCAACTAATGTTGATGCTGTTAACTTAGGTTGGGACCAATTAAATCAAGTAGGAAAATTTAGCGTGAATTTCCAATACAAAAAATGGGTTCCCATAAATGGCGCAGGGCACAATAACCCAAATAAAAGAGCACCGGGAGGCCCACCACAGTGAGCCGAGAACAAGAAAATAATACATAATAAATTTTAATATGGAGATATAATGGCTTTACCAGTCGTGAACAATCCTACCTATGAACTTAAATTACATAGTGTGGACCACAAAATAAAATATAGACCTTTTTTAGTTAAAGAAGAAAAGATCTTACTAACAGCTCTTGAAGGCGGTGAAACAGCAGACATCGTAAGAGCTACAAAAGAAATTATCAGTAATTGTTGTCTTGATGATAGTGTTGATATTGAAAAACTTCCCGCCTTTGATGTAGAATTATTTTTTCTAAATCTAAGAGCTCGTTCAGTTGGCGAAAGTGTTGAAATCGGCATGAAATGTCAAACCAAAGATTGCGATGAATCAGTTGCAGTTATAATTAATCTCGAAAAAATTGGTTTAGAGATTAACAAAGATCATCAGGATTTAATAAGTCTAACTAATAAAGTAAAAGTTAAATTAAAATATCCAGATATTGATAGAATGACAAGGCCTCCGGAAGAATCACAAATGGATTCTATCTTCGCAATTACCAAAGCTTGCATAGAAGGAATTTGGGAAGGTGAAGATTATCATGATATAAAAGATTATACGGAACAGGAATTAGAAGAATTTATTATGTCTTTAAATCAACAACAATTCGGAAAGCTTATTGCTTATTTTAATACCATGCCTAAGTTAAAGCATAAGGTATTATTTACTTGTCCAAAGTGTAATAGTAAGCAAGAATCAGTCTTGGAGGGGCTGCAGAGTTTTTTCGGTTAGTACTCGGACATAATACTTTACATAATTATTATAGAACTCTATTCGCAGTTGTACAAGGTCATAATTGGAGTTTGTCCGAGTTAGAAAATTTAATGTGTTATGAAAGAGAAATATATCTTACATTGCTAATAGAGCATATTGAAGAAGAGAATGATAGAATGGAACAAGAAGCAGCAAAAATGAAAAATCAATAAAGGAAGCTAAATGGCTGAAGAAAAAGTAACAGTGACAGGAACCACTAAATCGGATCCGTCTGAAGTATCTGCGCGCAGAAAATGGCAGGAAGATGTTTCCAGTCAATTAGGTGCAGATGCTATAGCTAGCGGAATGTTTGTAAATCAAATGAAAGATTCTTTTGATAAGCAGTCTCAATTTTGGACAAACACACTTCGCCATGGCGATATGAGAAATCTCTTACTTGAAAAAATTGAAGGACATACGTATAGAAGTTCTCAAATTTTAGAGGGATACGTTGATTTTATAAAAGATGCTGAGCGTAAGAAACTAGAAGCCGCCATGGAAGCTGCGCGCCTAAAAGGTAAAGATAAAGATAAAGGTCCAGAAAATCAGAAAACCAAAGAACTCGAATTCAGTTGGGGTGGAATTGCTGCTGGAATGGCTGGTGCATTAGGTGCAGGACTTCTTGCATTTAAAGATAAATGGGGTACCATGTTTACTGGTTTTACCTCTGAACTTGATGAGTTCGGTAAGCCAAAAGTAGGTTTTTTTGCCGGCCTGAAAAAATGGCTAGGTTTTGGAGATGAAGCCCCGGCCATTAAAGAACTTGGTAAAGCTAAAAGTGGATTCTTTTTTAATTTGAAAAAGTACTTCGGATTTGAACAAAAATTTCCAGATGAACTCTCAAAAAATAAAGCTGGATATTTTGATGATCTTAAAAAGTTTTTAAAATTTGATACTACTCAGGCTACTGCAAAAAATTGGAAAGGTGGTTTTACTAAAGATTTGAATAAAATGTTAGAGTGGAGTGGTGATCAAGGTAAATTCACCGATGCCGCTAAGAAGAAGTTTTTTCAAACACAAAATAATATGTTGAAGTGGATGGATAAAGCTGAGGATTTATCCGCCGCAGATAAAGCCGGCTTCTTGAAGAAGCAATCAAAAATGTTAGAGTGGATGGCTAAACATACTGATGGTATGGATAAGTCTAAGATAAAATTCCTAAAAGATCAATCAAAATTTTTAAAATTTGCTGAAGGAGCAGAAGGTTTATCCGATGCAGCAAAGATAAAATTCTTGAAAAAACATGCTAACATATTAGCTATTGCCGATGATGTAGTTGATGCAAGTCATGCAGCTAAAAACTCTTTCTTTGCAAAACAATTAAAAATGTTGGGTCTAGAACCAAAAGATGTTGAGGGAATTCAATTTAAAAAAGAAGGTATGTTTTCTAAATTGAAAACTAAAATTTTTCACATAGGTGACGATGTTTCAGAAACTATTAGTAAGTCTAAAACTAGTTTCACCGCGAGAATGTCCAAATTTTTAACATTTCCAGCGCTCGATGAAACCAGTAAATTAGGACAAGTTAAAACCGGTTTCCTAACTGCGATGGATAATATGTTAGGAACATTACTAAAAATTACAAAAGGCTTTTTTAAATTAGTAAACGTACTTAACTTTAATGCTCTTGGATTTTTAAATGCAGAGGCTCTGGCACATCCAATAAAAACATTTGAATCTTTTAAAGCCTCAATAGGTAAATCATTTGGTCCAGAAGGAGCATTCACTAAAATCTCTAATACATTTAAAGCTATAATGGCTCCTTTCGAGACTTGGATGAAACCTATAAAAGGTATATTAAAATATGTGAAAATAATCGGAAAACTTATAGGTAAGATTTTTATTCCTATTGGTTTCTTATTTGCCGCGTTTGATGTTATAACAAACGTTATGAAGGGTTATGAAGAGGGTGGCATTACAGGCGCAATAGGGTCGGGTATAGAGTCTATATTCGATGATGTATTGTTCGCTATCCCAAATCTTTTGGGTGAGGCAGTTGCTTGGATATTAAAGAAATTTGATTTTAATAATGCGGTAGAATTTATTGATAAAAATTTAAGAGATGCCGACGGTAATTTTTCTTTATTTACCGGCATTAAAAAAATATTTACTATGGCAGTTGATGCTCTTACGGAACACCTTATAGACCCAGTATTCCTATTCTTTCAAAACCTCCCCCAATATATTGCGGGAATGTTAATGGATATGGGTAAAATGGGTAGATTTGCCGCAGATCGATTGTTTTCGGATGAAACTGTAGCACGTGCTGAAATGGAAAGAAATGATCCCGCCGCTTACCGAAAAATGATAGAAGCTGAAAAAAAACAACGAGAATTAATAGAAGCGAAGGAAAATAAAGGTGGGGGGGCTACGTTAAATAATGTGGATTCCAGTTCAGTTAATTCATCTACTGTTTATACACAAGTAACTAAACCGGATGCGGGCAGAAAGAGCAAAGATCCTTTGAAATAAGAATAGCCCTTTCTGCTTTTTAATTTTATTCTTCGTCTGCTAATTTGGCGAAGTAGGAAAGGCTGCTAGCATCTCCTTCTTTGGATGATCCTTCATCCGAATTACCACTTTGAGTTGGCTGAGGAGTAGGCCTATGAGGAACCCCATCAAAAGGCATTGAGTCAACTGGTCCAATTACAGTTTCCGCTGCTCTTTGCATATTAGGATCAACTCCACTACCAAGAACCTTATTAAGTCTTGCTTTAAGATCCTCATAAGATTTAAAATTATCTGGCTTGAGAAAGTCTTGGAGAGAATATTGCTGTTTCCATGCAGTTTCTAATTTTTCATCATCTTCAAATAATGGTGTTGGAGCCGCAAATTCAGCTTTATCGTAATTAGTAAAACCTTCTACCTTACGAATTTTTAATTTAAAATTTGCACCTTCCCAAAAATCAAATGGATTAACAGAAGTTTCATCTTCGAATTGAGGATTCATTTGATCATTAATCTTATCAAATATTTTCTTTCCGAACTTGAACAAAAACGTTTTACCTTCATTTTCAGGACGTTTTGAATCTTCAATGACCATAATATTAGTATAATAAGTCAAACGTCTTTTTTGTTTACGAACAATATCTCTATTAGCTTCGAGACCGGTATCCCAAAGTTTAGAATTATATTCAGAAACTGGATCTTTATTACCATTAGTAGTAAGACTATTTTCAATATACCATCCACCTGGTCCTTGAAAACCATGATTGAAAACGCGTACCCATGGAAGATCTTCTCCCTCAACAGGAGGAAGAAATCTAATAACAGCATAACCGTTACCAGCTTTATCTAGATCTGCTTTCCAGAATCTATCATCTACTCCAATTTGGGGACTGTTAATTTTATTAAGCTCTTCGGAGAGGCGGCTTAATGAGGAACCTCTTTTCTTTTTCATATCTGCAAACGACATATTTCTCCTTGTATCTGCTTTGTTTCGATTTTTTCGTTATATCCACGCTGTCATAATATAACTATTATTATAACCTAAATCTTACTGAATTTCAAGTACTTTTTTCAAAGTATCTTTACTACTATTAAGATCATGGTTAAAGAAAGGTTTATACTTCATACACATCTTGAAGTAGTCCGGCCACACTATTGTATCCTGCAACTCTTCATTAAATTTTGGTATAAAGTTCAAAATATCATCCAATATAATAAATGTTTCAATATTTATTTTTTTCGCTAAAACATAACGAAATATTGGAGGATGTTGTCCATCGATTATTTCAAACAAACTGTCGAAATTTTCTGGGTTATCATCCATGATACTTGTACAATCGGAACGGAAGTTGTATTGTAAACTCTCAATACGTTTTTTCCATTCCAGATAAGTTGATACACACCTTTCGCCAAATGCATCACCTATCCACATATTTATATTACTTGAAAAATTAGATACTAAAAAATCTACTAATTCTCCGCTATTATATTCTCGAGATAATTTCTTAAAGAAAAATCTTTCTTTTCGCTTATTAAAAGACGATAAAGTTACATTACATTTTCCATTATATTTAAAATAATCATACTCTGATGTAAAGTGTAATTTTAAAGCTGTGTAAGTACTATAACATTCAAAATCATTCATAATTTAATTGCAATATAAAGCAGGAGTAAATTGGCTACAGCTAATTCAATCACGAGAAGAGTATGATACCAAACCCATCTAGATTCATATGTTTTATCTCTTTCCAATTCGACTTTTGTTTTACCATCTTGTAATTTAGGTAGCCAAATATTTTCCCAACTTTGTTTAATTTTTTTAAACATTTGTTGTCTCTCATATTGGTAATTTTGATGTTGCTCGAATAAAATTTAAATCTTCTGCTTCTTTTCTTAATGATCTTTTAAGATCTGTTGAAATTAAAGAAGCCGCCGTTTCATATTCTAATGTATGTTTCTCACAATAATATAATATAGCATCCATTATAGGCATTTTATCAGATAAAGTTTTTACCTCTATATTAAATTTTTCAGGTGTTAACATCTTAATCAAATTTTTCTTATCTAGTTCAACCTTTTTCGCCATAGTCCCCATCATATTTGTGTAGTGTTTCAGCCTTAGCTATAATTAAATGAGCAAACCGTGTATTTGGTTTTACTGTAGTTTCGCCAGTAGGATTATACAAAGTAGCACCGGCGTAATCTTTAAATCCTGAATCATATATTGAACTTATAATTAAAACACCGTTTCTATTAAAAGAACTTCTGCCAAGAAGAATTGCAATTTCTCCTTCTGCTATATCAACATGTTGTTTAGATTGAATTTGATAAGTGGCGCCATGGTCTAAAGTAAAATTGCCATTTCCATCAACCTTTTGTTCTATTAATTTTCTATGTTCTTTTTTGTCTTCATCCATGTGCATTGGACCAGCGCCAACTCGATAAACCTTATCGATTCGTAAATCAATAGTATTAGGTTGTATCATTGTTTCATCTATATTCGTTACCTCAGTAGAGGCATTCACAGGATGTACAAACATTATTCTCCAAAATGATAGGGATTTTCTTTAGTTTTAAATTTCCACTTTTCTTCTAAAACACCAGTTCCATAATCTAACTTCCACATTATATTTGGTACTGCCGGTGTTGATCCTTCAAACTTAGTTGAAGAAAAAGAAGCACTGTCTTTAAACAAAGGACTGATTTCGTTACGAAAAACATATATTTGATTTTCATGATATAACATGCAAGCAAAAGTTCCATCTACTTCATTTAGATCTTCATTTAATGCTTGATCAAATAACCATTCCGTATCCCAATCACCTTCAAATTTTCCTTCTTTAATAATACCATTATGCCACAAATATGATTTGTCTTTTTCAGCGGGATGAATAAATCTACCTGTTGCTAAATCAGTATTATTAACTTCTTTTGATGTTGGTGCTTGTTGATGCACTACACAATAATCCCAATTTCCATCTAATAAATCTAAATCTAAAGGCCCGTAAGATTTTGTTTGAGATTTAAGGTCTAGGCCATCATCAGTATACAAAAACTGAGAAACAGAATGTGATTCTTCCCCGCGGTATCTATTTAGGTCAACTAATTTAAGTAAAAGCTTTTTATCTTTACTTGCTGAAATACTACACATGCCAGTCTATCTCTTTTTGATATGGAATTGGATCCGGATCACCAATATTCATAAATGCCTTAATACGTTCACTACATGATGGACATGTACCACAACTTTTTCCCTCTGCATCCGGATCATAACAAGTTAAAGTATGTTGTAATAAATTGTATGTTCTCAATTCTTTACAAATTTTAAGTTCTTCTGTTTTGCTCAATAAAGAAAACGGTGCAATAATTTTTGTTTTAAATGTTCTATTTAAAACTGTGATCCCATTAAGTGCATCAACAAAAGCTTGACTAGTATCCCAATAACCATATTCATCATGAACTTGAAGACCACAAAAAATATATTCCGCCTTTACCACTTCTGCAAAAGCACAAGCGTTACTCAATAACATCATATTTCTAAATGGAACATATGTTACGGGTTGAGGATCTCCTAATACTTCTTTAATGTCGGGCATATCAATATCAGTACCAGATATATTTGCACTAATAGGTTGAACCAATTCTCCAAAATAACCAATATCTAATTGTTTATGTGCCACACCTAATTCTTTACATAAGTCTCTTGCTTTTCCACATTCAGCTACTTGTTTTTGTCCGTAATTAAATGTTAAAGCAAATACTTTTTCTGGTCCATAATGACGAGCCAACATCATTGTAACAATAGAACTATCCATGCCGCCTGATA